CCTTATGGATGGATGGTGGTCTGCGTCAATTCCTTATGTTTCTGCGTGGGTTGTAAATGTTCAGCCTTTGGCTGGGAATAAGAGGAATTTGTTTAATTGGGTAAATGATCGAATAAATCAGCTTTGCGATTTCATTACTTGGGATAAGGGACACGCTGCACCAGTGATTGCAGAAGGTGTAATGTCATCGTGTTTTGAATGGATTATTATATTTGGGGCTGAAAACGCATCGAGATCGGTTCCGTTTTCATCTTGGCGCGGAACGATCAAGAATGTTTATTCTGCGCCGCCGCAAAGATCAAACGATTTCGCATCAATCCATGCCGCAACAATGCCGACTCATTTGCCTGAATGGGTGTTTACTAAACTTTGTGATAAAGCAATATCAATATATGAACCTTTTGCAGGCACAGGAACAACCCTGATCGCCTGCGAGAAAACAGGCCGCATCAACCGCAGCATGGAACTCGACCCCAAATACTGCGACGTAATCGTCAAACGCTGGCAGGATTTCACAGGCAAAATAGCAACTCACGCAGAAACTGGCGAACCTTTCGCGGAGGTTACATAATGACAAGCAAGAAGCAAGCCACTGAAAAACCGACTCTAGAAAAGAAGAGCAACAACGGCGGCGCTCGTCCAGGCGCAGGCCGACCAGCCTTTGAACCAACACCAGCCGAGCGCAAGCAGGTCGAGGCCTTGTCAGGCTACGGCTTGCCCATCGACCAGATCGGCGCATTGGTGCGCGATGGCATCCACGTCGACACGCTGCGCGCACACTTCGGTCCCGAATTGCTGTCCGGCAAAGCCAAGGCTAACGGTCAGGTAGGGAAAACACTATTCCAGAAAGCAATGGGCGGCGACACTACAGCCATGATCTGGTGGAGCAAGACACAGATGCGTTGGTCAGAGGTGCAGGTGCATGAAGTGCATCAGATGCCATTCCCTACATCAATCGATGAGTTCGTTTAATTGCTCACACCAACTCAACGAGCCTTCGCGATAAGCCGCGAACCATTCCCGGCATTCGTTGGTGGGTTCGGGTGCGGCAAGACGGCTGCCGCCATTGCAAGGGCAATGGCGTTAAAGGTGACTTGCCGCCAAGAGGATATTGCTTACTATCTGCCAACTTATCCACTGGTGGAGGACATTGCCTATCGACGCTTCCCAGAGCTTTGCGAAAGGAAGGGGTGGGCTTATAAATTAAATCGTGCCACAGCATCTATATCGTTTCCAGACGCAGGGCGTATCGTGTTCAGGACTATGGAGAATCCAGAAAGAATCGTCGGGTACGAGGTGGCGCATTCGATCCTTGATGAGTTGGACACATTGCCAACAGAAAAGGCGCGGCACGTCTGGAACAGGGTCATCGCAAGAAATCGTCAGAAGTGCGGCATAGCGAATACGATAGCGGTAGCGACCACGCCCGAAGGCTTCCGGTTTGTTTATGAACGGTGGGTAAAGAACAAAGCGCCAGGGTATAAATTGTTTCGTGCTAAGACAATGGACAACGCGGCGAATCTGCCAGATGGTTACATTGACAACCTACGCAACAGCTACCCATCAGCGCTATTAAGCGCCTATTTAGACGGCGAGTTCGTCAATTTAACGTTTGGAAGCGTTTATCACGAATTCGACCGTGCGCTAAACGGCACAACAGCGACGATCAGCATGGGCGAACCCTTGCATATTGGTATGGACTTCAACGTGGCGAACATGGCGGCAGTTGTTTGGGTGGTGCGAGATGGTACGCCTTATGCGGTGGATGAGATTACTGGCGCGTTCGATACTCCCGCCATCATAAGAATCATTGCAAGTCGCTATGCCGGGCATTCGATTATGGTTTATCCTGATGCGTCTGGTGGCGGTAGATCGACTAACAACGCAAGCCATTCTGATCTGGCTTTGCTTCGATCAGCCGGTCTAAGGGTGTTCTGTCATGCCTCTAATCCGCCAGTACGTGATAGGATTACGTCAACAAACTCATTGATATTGTCGGCATACAGGCGTAAATTGTTTGTGAATGGTGATAAATGTCCGGTTTTGACAGAGGCGTTTGAGAAACAGGCGTACAATAAATCTGGCGAACCTGACAAAACATCCGGCTTCGACCATATTATTGATGCCGCAACTTATTTTGTCGTGTATCGGTATCCGGCAAGGGTCAACCGCGCAGAAGGGAATGTATGGACACTGTAAGATTCAAGCGGGACGCGAGGCTCGCGTCGATGGTAGCCGATTGGGAGTTCTTCGAGAACACCTACAACGGCGGCACTATGTATGCCAAAGCAAATCTAATTCGACACGAACGAGAGCCGGATATTGCGTTCTCCAGACGGATAAAAGAGGCGTGTGTCATCAACTACTGTGCGCCGGTGGTTGATCTATACAACTTTTATCTATACCGCACCGATCCTATGCGAGACCTTGGCTCGTTAAGCGATTCGCCTTTGATGCAGAGATTTGTGGATGATGCTGACTTCATGGGCAACAGGTATCAAGATGTCATCCGTGCGATCAGCGAAAGAGGTTCGATTTATGGAATCTTTGGTGTCGTTGTTGACAAACCGCAAGGTGTCACTGAATCAATGGGCGAAGAACTGGCAAACGATATTCGCCCGTATGTGGCCACATACGCACCAGAAAACATTTGGTGCATGGACTACGAGAGGGTAAATGGTGGGCGACCCAAGCTCGTGAAGTTGATCCTAGAGGAAGACTCGAACCGGCTGCGCGTATGGACTGTGGATTCTGTGCTTGTTTATGGTCGCGTTGCTGGCACGATAGACGAATACGAACTAGAGCAGGAAATCATCAATCCGTTGGGCATAATCCCCTTCGTCCTGCATACAAATCGTATGGCACTTGATCCGATGTGCGCTGCGTCTGACATCGCAGACTTAGCGCACATCCAAAGATCGGTATTCAACAACGATTCGAAAATGCTTGAAGCGATGGGTCGTGCCGCCTTCCCGATGATGGAAATCCCTGATGGGTCGTTGCCAATGCCGTCCGGCAATCAGTTCTCCGGTGAGATCAGGAATCAAGAGATCGTTGTTGGCTCAGGAAATGCGCTTATAAGATCGTCAGGAGATTCGGTCGGGCATCGCTATATTGAGCCGTCCATGGTGGGGGCGAGCCGGTATCTTGAGATTCGTAAGGCCATGCTTGATGACTTCTCGATCATCGCGCGGACACAACACGCCAACGCACAAAAGACCGTGGCAACTTCTGGCGTTGCGCTGGAGATTGAGTTCCAGCAACTGAATGGATTATTGTCTAGCAAGGCTGCGTGTATGGAGCGGACGGAAGTCAGGTTGCTACAACTTGTAGCCAACTGGCTTGGCACTGAATTTAATGGGTCTATCAAGTATAACGACTCGTTCGGCGTTAAGGACTTGTCTGCTGACATCGACACGGCGATTAAGTCGCTATCTGTTATCACCAGTCCGACATACAAAGCTGAGATTGCCAAACAACTTGCGACACGTATTCTGGATGATGATACAGAGCGGGCGGTGTTCGACTTAATCGGACTTGAGCTAACAACTCCATCAACGATAGAGTTATTGACGGCGGCATAATGGCAACCAATGTCCAGTTGCCAGACCTTTCTAAACTTAAAGCGGCCTCCACGCCCGACAAAGAATTGCTGACTAAAATCGGCTTCAAAGCTATAGAATTAGTCGAAAATCGGACGGGTAAAGGCAAAGATGTTGATGGGAAAATGTTCGCGCCATACTCTAAAAAGTATGAAGCCTATCGGGTAAAGAAGGGTCGCCAAAAGACCGTGAATCTTGAATTCACCGGGCAGATGCTGTCGAACATGACAAATAATGTTGAAGGTAATACGGCGGTCGTTCTGTTCCCAGAAGCCAAGAATGATCTAAAGGCGCGGGTGCATCATACCGGGGAAGGCAAGCAACCGAAGCGAGCGTTCTTTGCGCTAAACGATGAGGATATGAATAAGATCGTTACCATCCTTGGCGACCATGTAAAGGCGAAACTTGGATAATCTTGACCGCAATGCTAAGCTGTTGGAAAACGCGCTCAATAAGGTGAACCGTAAGATTGCGGCACTGGCGGCATCGTTGCGCGTGGATGATAATGGGGCGCTGCTGACTGACCAGGCGGAACTAACCAAAGCCATGAATATGCGGGTTGAGATTGCCGCGATATTTGCTAAAGAATTTGATGGTGTGACAAATAAAGTCCTTAAATCGTTCATCACCGCAGCCAAGGACGCGAACAAAGAGCTGTCGGCAGCCATTGGGGTTAAGTCTACGTTCGGGCGGGCTGACGCGGCTATCGTTAGTGCTATGATGACAGATACCGGGATGGAGATCACCTCCGCTTCGCTGTTGGCTCAATCGCAAATTAGCCAGGCCTTATATGTAAGCGTTATTGCCGGCGGCAAGCAAGAGGACTTAATCCAGCAGGTGGGTCAGTACCTAATCGGGCAGACAGACAAGCGTGGAAATCCAATGCTTTCACATGTGGACACGATTGTCCGAACAAGATACATGGAGACAGACGCAATCGTCACGCAGAAGAAAGCGGCTGATGTTGGTGTTACTAAGTTTCGCTACACTGGCGGGACGGTCAAAGACTCCCGCGAATGGTGTGTGAATCACGTTGGTAAAGTTTTCACCCGAGAAGAAATCGCGGCATGGGAAAGGGAGTCTTGGGCAGGTAAAAAGCCAGGCGATCCATTTGTAGTGCGGGGTGGGTGGAACTGCATCCACCGCTTTAGAGCTGTTGTTGACGATGTAGAATAAGCAAAAACCGAAGTTTAACTTATGAGGAATAAATGATGTCCACTCTGGAAGAGTTGCAATCTGAGATCGAGAAACTGAAAAGCGAGGCGGCGGCACATCGCAAGGGCAAAGCTGAGGAGCGCGAGAAAGCCGAAACATTACAGAAGCGACTTGATGAAATCTCGGCGACCGGCAAGAAAGCAGAGGAAGAAAAGATGCTTGCTGAAAACCGTCACGAAGAATTGTTCAAACGGCGCGAGGCTGAATTGACGGGGTCTCTCGAAAAATCAAAAGCCAACGGTACGGCTTGGCAAAAACGCTTCGAGCAACTCGCTATCGACGGGCAAATCATTAGCGCGGCGGCGAAGTACAACGCCCATGAGCCTAGCATTATCGCTAAACTCGTCCGGGATTCAATCGCTCTCGATGAGCAAGGCGGCGTATTCGTTCGCGCTGGAGAAGGTGTTGCCATGACGGATAAAGGCGAAAGGCTCACGGTCGAGTCTTATGTGCAGAATTATATGCACTCCAATCCTTATCTAGTGAAGTCAACAGGATCAGGGTCGGGTTCTACCGGCGGCAAGGGTACGGATAACAAGCAATCTATTTCCCGTTCCGAATTCGATCAAAAACCGCCAGCGGATCAATCTTCATTTATTCGTGGTGGCGGGGTATTGACAGAATAGAATTTTCTGCTATTGTGAGTCCAAATCCCGTAAGGGTAGGGGCGATTGGAAGCCGGTAAACTCCTAGGGTGGGCGAGATGCCTACGACATAGAATGTCGTTTATCTCTCAATCTCTAGGAGTCAATCATGGCATCTGCTAACACTTTAACCAATCTCATCCCCGACTTTTACCAGTCGCTCGACACTGTTTCGCGTGAGCTTACAGGCTTTATCCCGTCCGTCATGCTTGATGCGAGCGCGTCCCGTGCTGCTGTCGGCCAAACCGTTCGGAGCTTCGTTGCCCCGGCGTCCACCGCTGCTGACATCACCGCCGCATCTTATGCGCCGGATACTGGCGGCCAAACGATTGCAACCACCTCGCTGTCTATCGCAAAAGCCCGCGCAGTTCCTGTTCAATGGACTGGCGAGGAGCAGGCATCCATCTCTGGCGGCCACGGCTTCGGCAAAGTGTTCCAGAATCAAATCTCCCAAGCCATGCGTACCTTGGTCAACGAGATTGAGACTGACTTGGCCGCATTGCACATCCACGCATCCCGCGCTTATGGCACGGCTGGCACCACCCCGTTCGCATCGAGCTTGATTGATCCGGCAAATGTCCGCAAGATCCTCTCGGACAACGGCGCACCGATTGGCGACATGCAGTTGGTTATTAACACCACCGCAGGCGCTTCGATGCGTACTTTGGCTCAGTTGACCAAGGCAAACGAGGGCGGTTCTGATGCTCTGTTGCGTCAAGGCGAGTTGCTGAACATTCATGGTATGAGCGTTCGCGAAAGCGCTCAAGTTGCAACCAACACCGCAGGCACTGGCGCAAGCTACCTGTCGAACGGTGCGCTTGCAGTTGGCGCAACCTCCGTTGCTGTTGATGCCGGCACTGGCACCGTGCTTGCTGGCGACATCGTTACCTTCGCCGGTGACACCAACAAGTATGTCGTGGTAACCGCTCTTACCGGCGGCTCGTTTGTTCTCGCTGCGCCTGGTCTGCATAAGGCTCTGGCGGACAATGTGGCAATTACTGTTGTTGCCGCTGCTGCCCGTAACATGGCGTTTGACCGCAATGCAATCGTTCTGCTGGCTCGCGCCCCGATGGTGCCTGCCGAGGGCGATCAAGCGACTGATGCAACAATCGTCACCGATCCGCGCTCAGGTCTGTCGTTTGAAATCCGTATGTACAAAGGCTATCGCCAAGTTCATTACGAGGTTGCAATGGCGTGGGGTGTATC